GCTACGAACCGAAAGGTCAGGGGTTCGAATCCCTTAGGGTGCACCATTACCTTGAGGATATTAAATTTTCAACATTATGTACTTTAAAAAAGTGCTTTTTTTTTGCACTTTTTTGACCACACCGTTATTTCACTTTTCTATTTTTCTTATTTGCAATACTTGAAACGCTACTATACTTGTCAAAATCCATTTTAATATAATAATTAGCCAAATGAACATATTTTCTTGTAGTATCAATATCATCATGTCCCAATATCATTTGTAAGGTAGTCATGTCACCACCATTGATAATATATCTTGTTGCAAATGTATGTCTTAAATAGTGTGGATTTAATTTTTTTAAATCTAATCTTTTTTTAATTCTAAATAATAAACTCTTAATCGCACTTTCTGTTATTCTTATATTATCTGTACTTAGGAAAAATGATTTTTCTTCTATACTATCCGGAGCAGGTCTATAAAATTTTAAATATTTCAATAATTCACGCTTTGTATATAGAGTAATTGGTACAATTCTATCTTTCATACCTTTGCTATCTCTTATTAATAATCTATTTTGTTCAAACATCACATCATTTATATCCAGTCCCGGTACTTCCTGTACTCTCAAACCAGAGTCAAGCATTAATAAAAATATACACTTATTCCTACAGCCAAGCATGCCATCAGAAAAATCAAATAATACTTCTTCGATTTCTTCCTCACTCATTATAGGCTTTATCAATTTAGGTACTTTTGGGAATACATAACTTTCAAATATATTTTCATTCATATAATTAGAATTATAGAGCCAACGGAAAAAAGTTCTTAAATGGGTTAAATAAGTCTTTACAGTAAAACGAGATAATTTTTTTTCATTTGTTTGCTTAACGCATGCAATAGGGAAAGCATTGCGATTTAATAAATAAAGTTGATAATCAATAATTGTCTGTTTTTTTATTGTATTTATATCTACATTACCAATATAATTAATTAAATAATCAATATAAGTAGTATATATTTCTATTGTACGTTGCGAATTTCCTCTAATTTCTTGGTCTACTAAAAATAATTCTAATGCTTGTTTTAATTCCATAATAATTCACTCTCCAAAATCATGATTTTTATTTGAACACATATTCTTAATCTGATGAAGCTGCAGCGTTAAAAATATGTGTTCAATATTTTCTAATTAAGAAGAACACATTTTCAAAATTACTATAGCAAAAATGTATTCATATTTTTTTATGTTTACAAAATTTAAGTAATGTGATACTATTGACTTAATAAAAGACCAGTACCAGTATCGACGATACCAATCGTATGTTTTTTATCAACATGTTCAACTGTTTCAAGTTCGTTTTGAAGCAGTTGAATTTTTTTATTCTTATACATACGCATTTGGTATAAATCATTGTCATTGAGACTACCTATAAAATCAACTAAATCACCATAAATATTTACATTGTTATTTTGTTTATAAACATTAAGTGTTGCAATACTATTAATTGCTTTTCTCTTTACTAAATCAGCACATAAATTTGTTTTATATTGCCTTACTAATTTCAAACTTTCCGGTGGAACTATACTATCAATTATTTTACACTTGCGAAGCCTTTCCCAAAATGGTGCATATTCTCGACGCTCTTTTCGTTCTGTATTAACCTTTTCTACAAATCGTAAGGTATCATGTGTTAAATAATCAAGAACTAATCTTCTAGAATCTAATTCAATTAATAAATCTTTACATATGCCTTGTCTATCTCTAAAGTTTATAAACTGTATAGAGCTATAAAATTTTCGCATTGTTTGGTACTCAAAATTTATTATCATATTTACTTTAGGGGTAAGCTTATCAGCGAAGTTTTTTAAATCATCATAATTATTAATTCCAGTACCATTCTGTTCATTAAGTATAGCCATTATTTTATTTTTTATTGATTGGTCTTGTCCATATTCATAATAAAATTTTAATCTAGCCTTATTAAGATATTCCCAAGAATGTTTTTTAAAACATTCTTCATATACATATAAATCATAACGATTAATCAATCCATTTAATTGCCATACCTTTAAAAACCACGGTTTATATCCCATTTCAACAACTTCTTTACTTTTCAAATATGCTCTAAATATCATATTATGGCTTTTAAGTCTGCCAAGTCTAATATAATCATATTCTATATCTTCATCACCTCGAAATTTGAAGTGCATATCTGCTGTATCAAAGCGAGATACCCTCATTTTAGCAATATTAACAGGATTGAAAAAAACGTCAAGGTCTTGAATATAATTAGTGTGCCAGCAATAATCAATACGATTGCTTTTAACTTCTTTGATATTAAGACAATAATCATTACATATCTGCTGAACATCATCAAAACTTTTCTTTATAGCTTCATTAACTCCGTAAAGCCAAAGAGCCATAGACCTAATTTGAACTATTATTTGTGGTGTCTGTTCATTTGGTACATGTTCAGCTATTAGAATAAGATATTCGTCTTTAATCTCTAAATCATACTTATAACTTCCAAAGGAGTAACCATTTGTAATATATTTACTACTTATAGAACTGATAGTTTCATCTTCTTTTTTACATTTCTCTTTATCAGCTTTTAATATGTCATAGAAATTGTCCTTATCTTCTTCATCAGCTACAAATCTAATTGTGTAATAATAGGTATCAATATTATGTAAAAACTTTTGTCTTTTAAAATCAAACCAATAATTTTGATTTTCTTCATCAAATTCACTATATATAATTGTATTTTTATAAGAATGATGTATCATTTTATACAATTTCCTTTCATTTTAGTTTTTGCACATGTTATAGTCTGTGCAAACGCAATTTAAGTCATTTTGCTTTTAAATTTCAACAAATATTATAAAATTTTCATGGTTTTTCATGGGGCGTGTTACAAGGGCGCCCACACAAATTTTTGCTGTATAATTTTTTCGCGTTATATTCATTCCGATTTTGGTTTTCCTCATAAACGAGTAAAACCAAAATCGAAATTGAACACAAACGCTCCGGAAGCTGCAGCTATTTTGTGTTCGCATTGTTACCTAACTCCATGTAACTACCGAATTCGACTTCGTCGTTTGTATCGTATAAATCAAATATCTTTTTGTTTAGAATAGATATTTCAAATCCAAATTTTTCTTTTGTTCTTGGGTTTATAGTCCTTTCAAGACAAATTTTAGAAGTCCTATTAAAATCTCTTTGAAACTGTGTTACTCGTCTAAGTGCTGTTGCTACGTCTTGCAAATCCTGTGCAGTGTACCACATATCTAATCCATTTTTACGGTGCTGTCTTATTGCACGCATGAACTCAAAAGGAATCTTATTCCATGCTTGCGCTGGAAGATATATTCCGGCTTCATCAATTAACACTAATGCGTCTTGAACTCCGTATATTTCGTCTAACTCTTTATAGTAAGTAGCAAATGTAGTTTTAAAGTTTGCATATACTTTTTTACCTCTTAAATGCTTTGCATATGCCTTTCGTACCATATTATAAGTTTTACCTGCTCCGGGTAAGCCTGTATAAGCTTCTATCATTTATTTGTACACCTCCTCAAAATCTTCCTTTGAATACTCTCTAAAATCATCAAGTTTATTTCTTAATCTATGAATTTCTTCTTGGTATAAGTAAATTTCTTGTTTGTATTTCTTGTTTATTTTGTCCTCTAATTCTGTACTGTCTAACTGCTTTTTAAAGTATGCTATCTGCAACAAATTCCATACTTTCGCAAATTTCCAACCTATTATGAAGCTAAATATACAGCATAATATATATAACATTTTTAAACCTCCATTTTATTTGAACACATACTTTTTCCGGATCTGTTTCATCAGAGCAAGGATATGTGTTCATTTATCCTCTAATTATTGCAACTAATTTTTGTACACACCAAAATACTAAACTAAAAAAAGCAAAAGTGCAGAGTATGCCTAATACTGCCAATGTCTCTTTTATAGGGAAAAGGACATTAAGAGAATCAACCAAGCCTATTAAGTATTCAAATTTTTCCGTAAATGGTGTTAGGTCTATTTTGCTGAATAAACTTTGCAAAGTATTTAAAACCCAACCTAGAAATTTTTCAACTATTCCTGTTAAAAAGTCCATTATCATATTAAGTACCTCTTATGCATTTAATTTTGGTATTAATTTGTTAGCAAAATAGATAAATAAACCTACATACAACATACATACTAATATGTATCTAATCAGCTTTATTTCCTTTATAAACGGCTCTAAATCTAAAATATTAACCTTATATCCCGGTACAAATTCAATCTCGAATTTAGGTAAATTATTTAATGCTGAGGAACTTTCATCTATACTTGGGGTTTTTATTTTATCCTTGCCATTTTCTATTATTTTTCCTATATTACTTGGATATTTAATACCGGGAGTATCTACTATTTGGCTTAATTTATCTTTTATTCCTTGCATTCCGTCTACTATACCGTCATTATTGCTGTCTATATTGAAATCATCACTTACAAATAATTTAGTTAATAGTTTATCTAGTCTGTTTATTAAATTATCTAAATTCTTTGAAGTTTTAACCCTAACGGAGTTAGAACGTTCACCTGCACGATTAATAAAATTAAAGACATATTCTTTACCGGGAACTAAATTATCTACTGTTACAGAGCTTGCTTTAATACTGCTTTCCCACAAAGAGCCATTTACATATAAATCTATATTACTGTACAAGCTATTCCATTTTAATTGTACATAAGTATCTCCTAATTCTGTTACTTCCAATGGATATACTTCTATCATAGTAAAAGGTATGGTTTGTTTAGCAAGTCCTGTTTTTCCAGTGCTGTCAACTACTTTATACCAATATGTACGACCATTTTCCAATCCGGATTCTTTGTATCTGTTTGATGTAATTTCCATTATGAATTGATAACTTTGCTCGTCTGTGCTTTTGTATATCTTATAGGGTGGAGTACCATTCATAATATTTAAGTCAACAGTTCCCGGAGAGTGAGAGCCTTCAACATACATTACGTCTGCATAAGCATTTAAGCCTATCAATAATAATAAAGGCAAAATAAATATTATTATTTTCTTAATTATTTTAATCACTCCTTATAAAAAAAAGAGGCTTAAACCTCTTTTCTTCTTATACAGATTTAAGCCATTGTTTCGCTTTTCCCCATAGCCATTTTCCGGCTACAAATATAACTCCTATTCCTATTGCAGTTACAACTATTGTTATTCCTGCTGTTTTTGCATTATCAAATAAACTTGTAAATGCGGTCATGATTGGTTCTAATTCTGCCATTTTTTTATTCTCCTTTAATTTTTATTATTTTTATATATAGTTTTAAGCTGTTAATACAGCACTTGGGGCATTACATACTTTTAAACCACCAATAAGCATGTTTAAGTAAAAATAATGATAAGTCTAATATACAATATAGTTCTATTGCTATAAGAAACAACATTAATCCTCTTGTAAGTACAACACCAAAAACTCTTTGACAATCTAATAATATTAATTCTGCCAATTCATCCATAATATCACCTACACAGACTTAAGCCATGACTTGGCTTTTCTCCATAGCCACATAGCAGTTATAAATATTACACCTACACCTATTGCTATTATTAATATAACTTTTCCATTCACTTTTGCTATTTCAAACAATTGCAAAACTGGGTATAATATTTTATCTAGGTCTTTATTTCCTGTTATACTCTTTGTACTTAAGTTATAGTTTAATTCTAGCTTTTCATTATCTGTAGAAGTTACTTTTATAGATAAAGGGTAATTTGTTTCTTCTGCTAGTGCAGGGAGATTTATTTTTAATTTGTTTCCAGCAACTGTTTTTGTTACTGTTAAATCACCCATTGTTATAGTGTTTACAACAAGGTTTTTGTTAAAGGATAAATTTAATTCTTTTGTATCTGTAGAAATAAAATTACTAAAATCTTTATTCGTAACATAAAAGTTACTTTTAATTGTCAAAGTTGTTGTGATGTTTGTTAATTCTTCACCTTCAGTTGAAGTTACTTTTTTTACTTTTATGTTATATGTGCCATTTTCTAATTTTGACGTTGGCGATATTATTAATTCGTTATTGCTTACAGAATGTGTAAATGCAACTGCATTTCCTTTGCTATCTTTAAATTCAATATCTTCTGCATTTACAGTAAATTTCTTACTAAATATAAATTTATAAATGTTATTATCAAAGTCTTTACTTGTACTTAATAAAACAAATTTTTCTTTTGGAACTTCAGGTATTTCGGGTGTAACTGGTCTAAAATCCTCTGAATAAATTTTAAATGAACCGTTAAAAGTAGTTGAATATACTGGTGAATATTGATTTACACCTAATTTTACATGAGATACATCATAATCTTTTAATAACGTATTAGGTTTTACACTACTAAAAACTCCATCAACAAAAGTTACTTCTACGCTTGTAATAGCTTGATAATTTTTACCATCGAAATTATAAAAATATATGTTTGCTCTATTTGAAGCCTTACTACTTGTTAAATTTGAAAAATCTAATTGTGATATCTTACATGTTGCACCTATTGGAATATATTCCTCAGTAATATTACTACCTACCGAGGATGTAACCGATAAATTTTTGACATTTATAGTCTTATAATCATGTTGGATTACATTTCCATCATCATAGTAAATTAATAATTTTCCTCTTAGTGGAGTACTGTCCGTTGAGCCAGTTTTTTTAACTTTTATTGCTTTGACATCCTTTGTTGATGTCGAATAAACTTGTCCAGTTGCAGTTAACTTAAATTCATTTGAAGAACCAACTTGTAATACAACTTTTTCTGTGTTATCTTCAAAAACGTAAATAATATCATAACTTGGTGATAGCATAGTTGCACCTGTTGGGCTTAAAAGTTTTAGTTTTGTTATAGTAATTGGAGTATTAAAAACCTTTAAATTTGCAGTATCACCAGCTGTTGTTATACTTTTTATATCCTTTATATCACTTATTTCATAATATTGCTCTAAAGCATAGGCATTTAATGAAAAAGATAATAAAAATATTGATATAAAAGATATAATTGAAATTTTAAATTTCACATATTTACTCCTTTCATAATTACTTTTTAAACCAAAGTTTGAATAATTGTATTGAAACACCTACCATAAACGAATATATATATAATTTTAAATAATCTATCATATCTTGTTTAACCAGTCCTTTGCTAAAACTATAATCACCCAAGCGCAAAAGAATGGTGTTGAAAAGTATATGAACTCTAGTATAAAACTAATTTCCATTTATTCTTTAAACATAGAATATGCTACTATTATTGCCATACTGAATACTAATAAAAACATAGCAATTTTGTAACCATCTAATAGATTTAATATTTTTTCTAAATTATTATTATTTGTTATAATATTTTCGTTTATTTGGGTTAGGATTTCCGTGTAATTAATTGTTTCCATTACTTCTAAAGTTTCCATAGACTTTACCTCGTTAAAAAGGCGACAAGTCGCATATAAAATGTGCAAGATTCTTAGTGGACACAGCTTTTTATAAGTAGAAAGGGGGAGAGGCTCACCGCTTTTTTTAGCTGTTTGAATCTTTCTTTGTTGCCTTAGCATATTTATTTCACAACTAATCTATTTAACCTATTGCTCACGTGCCGTTTGAGTTTCTTTAACTTACCATGAGTTTTCTCGGCACTCTTGCCTGCGGCGCTAGGTGACTGCGTAGCTTTCACTACTCTAATTTTTAAAACTTCCCTTATGCCATAGACCCGGAAAGACCGAGTCTTTCCGGGTCCTTTTTAGCATTTCGTTAAATTTTAAGGTTATTTTCGTGGTTATGCTAGGCTTTCATCTATCTCAACCATTAAGATGCCTTTGAACTCTAGGTCAGCTATAGCAAGCTCAGGCTTTCCGTTTGCATTGGTTTTCATAGTAAAGTTTGCTTCATATAAGCCGGGCACTTGTATAAGATTACCTTTCTTTAAGAAGTCGATTGAGCCTTTATTAACTTTCAAGCCTTTGTCGTCTTCTGTTTCCATTGGAAGCATTTTGTCAGTCATTAAATATTGAATTGATACACCTCTATTTACTTTTCCTGTCTTTTCATCATCAATTTGAAAAGGTCTACTATAAAGCACTATTACATTTGATTTAAATTCCATTTCATTTTCTCCATTCTTTTTTTATATTTTATTGAACACATTGTTTTTGTAGATCTACTTAATCAGATTTAAATTATGTGTTCATTATCTTAATAAGTCATTGTAATTTTGCGAAATTCTAGAAATTTCACTTTTTATATTTATTAAATCTTTTTTAAGCTGTTGTAAAATTTCTTTTTTCTTAATTATCTGATTTTCTTGAAAACGCAAATCAGCTTCATATGTCTTTTGTGTATTTATAAAGTAATCTATCATATTGTTCACTCTATCGTTGAAAGTAACTCCGGCAAATGTTTCTATGTATGCCAGTGCTTCATCACCTATTCGCATTGTTTTGTGATTATTTCGTTCTCCCATTTAATCACCACCTTTTGAACTATCAAAAAACCAATTATAGTTCTCTTTAATATTGTTTTCTCCCATAAAGCGAGAGTAAATAATACTGTCTGTTTTATTGTCTATTTCTTCATAAATGTATTTAAACTGTTTTATACCTCTTACTATTGCATAGGGTAGTTGACTTATTTGGATAGTCATTGAATCAAATCTTTTACTTTTTTGAATTAATACATCACGTTCTACAACTATGCCATTATTTAATATAAATTTTTGTTTCATAACACAAACCTCCTTTTTTTGATTTACCTACATTCGACATTTTTCACTATCTATAGGCAAACAAATGTGTTATAATGTTTGGTAAATTTAGTATTTTATTTTTAATTTGTGTTCATAATAAGACTATAACACACAAAATAGAGTAAGTCAATAATAAAATACTAATTTGTGAGCAAAATTTTTGGGAGGTAGTATGACGATTATTGAGAGAATTTTTAATGCAATGGAAAGCAAGAATATTAAAATGGCAGACTTATCAAGACATTTAAACGTATATAGCAGTGTAGTTAGCAATTGGAAAACAAGAAACACAAATCCACCAGCAGAATTAATTATACAAATTTGTGAGTTAATTGATGAAGATGTAATGTATATTCTAACTGGAGAAAAAGAAATTAAAACAGAAAAACTAACAAAAGAAGAACAAAACATAATTGAGTTATACAATCAACTAACTGAAAAAAATAAAGGCAAAGCAGAAATGTTTATGGAGCAAAAGATAGAACAGCAAAATGAGGATATAAAATCATCAGTTTCGCCAAATACAAACGTAGGGTAAGGCAGAAGGTAGGCAAGAGGGATATATAGTTGATTTATATTTCCAAAAAATAAAAAAAACTCCTATTAATAGAGCTATTGCAAGTATTATTTAATTGTGTAAAATATATACACCTATGATTTACTTTACAACCGAATTTTCAGATAAACGGTTTTTAACAAATTCATAGCTACGAACCGAAAGGTCAGGGGTTCGAATCCCTTAGGGTGCACCA